TCGTTAACACGATTGCGAGTTGTAAGAGCGACACCGATCATTCCCTTCACTTCTTGGTTTCTTGCCTCCCAATAGATATTATCTGCAAGGCATTTTTGTTCACTGAATGAAGTATGGTATGTACCAGCAACTGCTTCTTTACCTAATGCAGATTTACCAGTAACAAAACCACCGATAAATGCTAATGCGAAAATTGGTGCAAGATATTTTAACATTATTTTACTTCTTCTGATAATTTCACTACACATATTATATCATACTTTTGCAAGGAAGTAAAGGTTTTTTTTGTTTTATTTAAACTTTTTTCGTATGTTTCTTTATGACTTGGCAATGAACTTCTCTGCAAGAGGAAATATTTCAGTGATAGCTTTAGCACATGCTATCGCAATATCTTGACATTCTTTCTGAGTTCCGTTGCCGGAACGAAGTTCAATGAAATGAATCCATGAACGAATAGTTCCATTCATATACATACGACTTGTTATCAAACCTTCTGGTAATACTGCTCGAGCCTGTTCCTTTGCGATACCTTGTTTGATTGCCCAATTATATGTTTCAATTGATTTATCAATAACTTCTTGCTGCTTTGAAGTCCAGTCGTGGTGAAGTTCTGATTCACTATCAAGTTCAATTGAATTTTGTCTGTTCTTAGTATCTTGTAAACGTGCATCTCGCGTAACAAACCCTAGATCTTCTGTAGGGTCTGCATATCGTTGACTAAACTCCTGAAACGAAAACGAACGATGCCTTAGTATTTGACGAGCAATATCACGAGTCGTTTCTATTTCTATGCAAGCAGACACCATCTCGAAAGGCGACCAGTGCTGGTGCTTTGCGAGATAGGATAGTAAACGTTCGGACGTTTCTTCGTTAGTTTGGTTCGAGGGGTTCGAGACACGGGCGCAATACGCAATGAGTTCTTGGATATCTTTACCGACATGTAGATTCTCCGCTGTTTGACTGTAACTAATTAATCTTGCTTTCATGTAAATAACTCCATAACCACTACATATAAACCATAACCATATGCAGACCAAATTACAATGAAACCTACAATGCTTGTATCGTCATAACCATATTCATCTTTAAGACCTAGACGTTTCAATATTCTATTCATCTTTTTTATATCCATCTAAGGGCATATAACCCAAACAATAATTTTCTGCAGCATCTTCTGCATATCTAGCACTATGTACCACTCTACCGCCATCTCCATGATTAGAAACCATTTCTCTAGAAGAAATTTTACTATCACCTTCCCAGTATTCAACAAAGAACAATTCTTTTTTGGTATCGAAATAAACGATTGCTTCTCTTCCTTGATATTCTAGTTCACCCCAGTGGTGGGATATTTCTTTTATAGACATCTCTTAACCTTCTGCCTCATCTTCCCATTCTTCAAATAAATCTTCTTCCATATGGTAACGAAGAACGGTCTTAATTGAATTTCTTACCATATAGAATTTATCAAGACTTATGTTCGTTTCACCTGCACGATTCATAGCAGAAATCATTTTGATATCATCGTTAATATCTAACCAATCTTCTTGTAATTTCGTTATGATAATATCGTGCGCATATTCATCTGAAATCTGTATAAACATTATGTCACCGTAAAATCTTTAAACTTCGACATTTTTTCTTGCATTTCAGTTTTGTCAAACACAGGTGTATCATCGGTTAGTGTTTGTTCATTTTCATCAACATCAAACAGTCGCATCTTAGCACGATCAACTCCAACAACAAATCGTTTATCGCGAGTCGGGTCATTGTACCTGTTTTTCAACTGTTTAACCATAATTTGCCCTATCTTCTCCAGTTCCTCAGTCGATATAAGAGCGAACATGAGATCCGCTGTAGCTGGCAAACCAAAAGACTCAGACGTATCTTCCAAACCAACATCACTATTTCCATAGCCTGACCTAGTAGTTTGGGTGGCGGAAAATACAGGGACATCGAACTCAACCGCGAGACCGCGAAGTTCTTCTGCAATCGCCTTAATATAGTTGTAAGAATTGATAGCACCACCCATCCCTTTCATTCTTGAACTTGAACAAATATTTAGGTAATCAATAAAGATGATATCTGGTTCAAATTGACGTTTCAGTTTCAGTTCGTTGAGTAACGCACGGAAGTGACCTGCATGAGCAGAACCAGTAGGATACTCTTTAACAATCAATTTACCTGTAGTCTTACGAGCGATATCTTCAACTTTAGTACGATACATATCCTTAGACATATTTGGTAATTGGTCTATGGGAACATTTAATAGATTCGCATCTATGCGTTCCGCAATGCGTTCCTCAGCCATTTCCATGGTGATATAAAGAACGTTCTTACCATCCACCAAAGCACCTGAAGCAACGTGACACATAAATAGAGACTTACCAACCCCAGTACCAGCAAGGGCAATATTAAGGGTTTTATTAGGTATTCCTCCTTTCGTGATCTTGTTAAAGTATTCAAGATCGAAAGGTATTCTGGACTCCTCTTTATGGTAGAAGTCGTATCGGTCTTCGAAGTTGTCGATGTAGTCGTGTCCGACATTAGTATCAAATGCAACACCCAATGCTTTAGATAAAAGATCAGGCAATGCTCCCTTAGTTAGTGATTCATGTTTACCGTCAATAATCGATATTGATTCCATAATCGCATTATGGATTGCTCTATCCTGACACCACTTTTCTGTACTATCAACCAACCATTTATCGTCAATCGTTTCAATCGCGAATAACTGTGGAACGATATCCATAGCAACGCGAAACTGATCGTCCGACATATTTGTCGTTTCTTGCAGTTCAATAGTAAGTGTTTCAGAAGTAGGAAGGCGATTATACTTTGCAACATACTTCGCTGCTTCTTTGAACAGTGATTTATAAACACCTTGAAAATAATCTGCCTTTATGAAGGGAAGAACCTTCCGCATAAAATTTTCATCTGTTAGGATATTTCTTAGTATTGTTTGTTCTATATTTGCTTGCATTTAATTATTATATCATATCCTATTGTAAAAGTAAAGTGATTATTCACGTTCCTGCATTTCAAGTTCGTCTGCTTCGATCGCTTTAGTTATGATATGCTCTAGGAGTTCACCTGCAAAAATTTGCAGTTCTTCATCTTCGGTAGATAACTCAAGATCAGGTGATTCTACGATATCAAAATTAAACGATAGAGTGTCAGACCCGTCCTCGTTGAAACTAATCGCACCATACTGTAAGGTGGTTTCGTTATACATTCCCTCAAGAATGCGAACACCCCAAGCCTGTTCGTGAACAGGATTAGGGATCAATTCATACGTTACATTTTCATCATGCTGCATCGTTATCTACATCTTCTAATGAATTAGAAAGATTACCACCGATAGCAAATTTACCTTTTACAAACTCTTTGAAGTCAGTTTCTTCTAGGATTGGTTTCCAGAACTCTTCGTTGAGAGTTTCTTTTTCTCTGACTTTGGGGTCCACCATTTCTCCAGTGCTACGATCGACACGACAATACCAACCATTGCTAGGTTTCGCCACGTACTGTCCATCAAGTGCCACGGAGAGCAAACCAGAATAATGCTGCACACCACCATCCCAAGAAACGGAAATAGGAATCTTAGTTTTTTCTTTAACATAACGAGACTTCTCCACATTGATTACAAAATGATATCCCTTGATTTCTGTGCCAACCTTATCTTGTTGACGACCAAGGATCCAGATATTATCTGCTGAATAGTAAATACCAGTTCCACCTGAAACAATCGCTTTAGGAAATAAACCAATTTCCATATAAGTATGATTCACCGCAAGCAGTGGAATATTTTTCATAGCAAGATAAGGTGTGGTCATACGGAACAAACCTTTCAATGCTTTAGCACGACTCATATCTGCAACTGATTTTTCGTTGATAGCATCATCAAGTTCTTTCTTAGATGCTAAGTTACCAACCGAGTCAATAACAACGATAACTTTATCATCACGATCTAAACCCTCAAGTTGCCCGATCAGGTCAAACTTGAGTTCTTCTACATTCGTAATAGGTGTATGCAACACTCGTGATGTATCAATATTATATTGTTCAAAGTATGCTTGGGGCGAACCAAACTCTGAATCATAAAATAACATAACAGCATCTTTATATTTTTCGAGATATGATGCTGCCATAATCAAAGCGAAACTCGTTTTGAAGTGCTTAGATGGACCTGCTAGTACTGTAAGTCCTGGAGTAAGTCCTCCGTCAATATCACCTGATAAGGCAACATTCATCATAGGAACGCTGGTAGTCACCATGTCCTTTTCATTGAAAAACTTAGAGTCAGACAAGACTTCAGTTGCCTTGACTTTACTATTGCTTTTCAGTTTATCCATAATACTCATTTATTTAATCTTCCTTTACCTTATATGCCATATCTTCTTCTAATTGTTTTACTCTAGTCAACAGTTCATCAACCTGTTTTTGTAATGAATACTCCGTGACGATGCGTGGTGATTCTTTTGCAAACTGTTCTTTAATCCAAACTGATGTCTTTGACATTTTTATTCTCCCTGTCGGAAACTCTTTTCCTGAGATCACTTGAAGAGAATCTGTGATCTCTTTTGTTGTAATAAATTTCTATCCCTCGCTTTGAGCAAATAGCACGACCTGTAAATGTTTTCTTTTTATATTCTTCTCCTATTATCCTGACATCTATATCATACATATTCAAGATATCTTCAAGATCTTTTTCTGTAGCATAGGGAATTACTTCATCAACATAACTGATTGCTGATAATTGGATAAACCTTTCTACGACTGTTTGAACAGGTGGATTTTTTTCTGCACGATCTAAAGAAGGGTCTATCTGTAACGCACAAATAAGATACTCACATTGATCTTTTGCTTCTCGAAGCATTTGTACATGACCAGCGTGTAGCAGGTCAAATGTGGATGCAGTGATTCCTGTTTTCATAATTACTTATATCCGATCTATCCAAAAAACTCTTCAAGATCTGAAGTAACTTTTTGTTTAAAAGATTTTTTCCAAGCAACTCGAACTTCGGTACGAGTAGAAGAACCCTCTTCGGCAACCCAGGATGGATTTTCTTTTTCATATTGTTTAACAAACTGAGGGAACAATTTTATAAGTTCTTTCTGAGACTCATCCTGATTAGCATTCCTTCTATGTACAGTTCT